TAATATTTTAAATGTGTGCCTAGACCAAGAAAGTTAGAGCCGTCCAGTGCTATCCAGTTATGCAAAGCACGACAAACGCCCTGAAAAGTATTTGCAGAATACTTTAACCAACCACCAATTTTTTCTGGATAGCCAAGACGAAATCTAATTTTGTCGCCATCAACCCAGCCACCCTCGTTTGAGTAAGGGGTAACGTCCTTGTTGATGCCAGCTTTAAATTGTAGTTTTTGTAACGGCATGACATACCTACGATGGCTGTGTTATGGATGCTGAGCTACTTGCGGTAAAAGTTCCGCCCAAAACGAGAGCGCCCTTACTCCAACTGGGTGGATTTGTTGCCTTAAATCCAAACCACTTATAGCCAGCGCTGTTTGCGGCACTTACATTATCTATGGCCCATGTAATAATACCATAATTGTAAGTGTTAGATGTATTGGTAATGGAATTTATGGTTCCATCTGAGTTCCATGAAATACTATAGCCTCTCGCCCCACCAGTGCTTCCGTTATACCCAGCATTCCACGCCGCTACCACATTAGTTACTGTGCTGCTGCTCGTACCACCGTACAAAACTACATTGTTATTGTATGCGGTTACATCTTCGTTCTGCGAAATTGTGATACTCGCACCAGTAATAAATCCAGTTCCTGCATGGAAAACAGGCTGCCAAGCCACAGCATTTGCACCATTAGAAATTGTGGAAGGAGCGGCTGTGCTGCTTTGTGAAGTAACGCCAAATCCAGAAGTGTAGCCTCCCGCCGCAAATTGATAAGCCATCCAAACCCTTATGTCTCTTGTTGTAGTTCCCGCTGAAGAATAAAAATCACTAAGACTAATCGCCCCAACTGAAGGCACTGCAACATTTAGGGCATTATCAGGGACATTGGCCCCAGCCCGATAATACTCGCCTAATCCGTCAGGCGCAGAGCCACCAAAATTTGTTCTAAGCTGAGATATACTAATTTGGCCGGAATCAGGTAGAGCCATCTTATATACTTCCAAATCCTGTTACATCGTCAATAGAAGTTATTGCGCCAGTAGAAGCTATTTTAGCCACTCCCGTGCCACTATAAGAAAATACTAGATTGTTGCTTCCATCAACAGAAATGGTCCAATTACCGAGTGTGAATGTGCTGCCGCTAATCGGCACAGTTGAGAAACTTAAAACACCTGAGCCATTTGTTTGCAGATACTGGCCATTTGTTCCATCTGCTTGGGGGTAAGATAAACCATCAAGCACAACCGAGCCTGTGCCATTAGGCGTGACACTGATATTTCCATTTGTACCATCGGCTATGGCAATAGTCCCAGAGTTGGTCCCACTGTTTGTGCTTAGTGTTAGGTCGCCTGTGCCGTTTGTTGTTATTGTAGCATCTGCATTGTTATCCCCAACCCTAACTGTGTCAGCGTCAAGTTGAACATCACCTGTTCCGTTTGGAGATATTACCACATTGCCATTGCTGGTTGATGTAATGCTGTTGCCATTTACATCTAAGTTTGCTGATAGCTGTGGGCTTGCATCATTAACCAAGTCTGTTGGCGGTGTTAATGATTTAAATTTACCGCTAGACGCGCCCCCACCATCTCCAGTTACAGCTTGAGTTGCTCCAGAAGCAATCTCCACGCCATTAGATGTAGAGTATGTGTTGCCCTTATAGATTATTCTACAAGCCGCATCAGTTTCGTTTCTAATTGTGTAAAACTTTTTCTGGTCTGTTGGCGTTACCCTAAGTTCAAATGTAGACCCCGGTGTTCCAGAAAGAACCAAAACAGTCTTTTGGCCATCTGAAACAGAGCCATCATTTGTTGTTAGGTCTTGGCTACCAGTTATGGTTATAGCCGCCTGTCCATGCAAAGCCGCGTCAATGATGTCAAAGTTGGTATTGGTTGTTGTACCCCAAGTACCCGCTTGGTCACCAGTACCCGGCTTCTCAATCCCTGTATTAGTTGTATAGGTACTTGCCATTTACACCACCTTATTAGTCCATGTTTCTACTGATGTATTCGCGTCTATCTCTGTCCAGCTTCCGCTACCAGTGCTTGTTATCTCTGTCCAGCTTTCTGGGCTTCCATTAGAATCCACCTGTACCCACAGTATATCACCATTTGCTGTTTTTAAGAACACACCGTTCATTTCTTGTGAGGCAAACTTTAAAAGACCGCCCAGAGATTTAGTAATATCAAACTGCGAGTCCATACTAGACTCGCCAAATGTCAACAGTCCGCCTAAAGACGTTTGTTCAAAATTTATATCTTTTTCTGAAACCAAATAAAGCACAGTCAAGGCGTTTACTGTCTGTGTAAAATTAGAGCTTATCTCGGCCACGCCTGACGCAACTAAAGATGCCGCACTGGTTTGTGTAAAGTTAGCGTCAAGAGTTGCTTCTAGAGAAGCTATTATATTTGGCGTTCCTGTTTGGTTAAATTGAGAACTAATTTGCGCTGGAGTTTGGTGAACCAGAGTTTGAGTTGATGTCTGCGTAAAATTAGCAGACATATCAGCTTCTGTTATTAGCAATCCTGCGGCAGCAGCCGCCTGTTTAAATATAGATGTAATTTCAGCAGATGCTGGGGATATGAAGTTTTGTGAAGTCTCTTGTGTAAAATTAGCGTCAAGGTCTACACTGCCAAAAAATACTATTCCTTGACTTGAAAAACTATCTACAGAAAATCCCTGAGCGCCGAACATTAGCCTGCAAACTCCATTACCCTCAAATAGCCGTTTGCATATTGATTTGCCGAAATATAGTCTAACTTAAGAATGGCATAAGTTTGAAGAGAAATTGTTATTGCGCTTGTCCCAGTGGTCGTATGAGTGCAATTTTGCAAGTCATAGAACATACCACTTGACCTTGAGCCGTCATCATCCCTTATTGCAAGACCATAAAGAGAAGTTCCGCCTCCTTCTCGAGCCTTAGCAGTCCCATCAACAACGCACCTGTGCGTTGCACCACTCCAACCATTGGTAGCGGCGTTGTTTATATAAAAATGAACACAGCTATCTATTACTAAGAGATTTCCAGAAGCTTTGGGAGTATAGCTCATAGAACCACCAGTCAAGTCAGCATATGTACTTGCAGACTGGTCAACTTCGTCTGTTGTAGTTAGATTCATTTGTTTTTGTTGAACAAGGGAACCAGAAGGCAAATTTCCAGATGGAATGGTGGTGCTTGTACCTAACAGATTAGCAAGATTACGGGCGTTACTCATGTGCTACTCCGGTTTATCAGGCCACACCACATCGTCAAGTGATGTGTAAGTTTTGGTTATGTCCCTTAATTGCTGTCTATAAACCGCCCTCTCTAAAGGCATATCTAAATCTGATGATGCCCACCAATCTGTTTCAGCAATAAGTCTATTTCGTTCTTCACGCAGTAATTTTATAGGCTCTTTGTCATTAAGGTCGGCTAGTTTTATTTTAACCGTACCCCATGTTATTCCTGCCTTTTCCCAATCATCTGGGTCATCAGACAGTATAGCTAAATCATTTTTATCCACATCCACTACAAGGCGAAAGCTATTGTTAAAACTAATCGCGTCTGTAGGCTCGCCGTGTAATACGAACCGACAGTTTGGGTCTAGTGCTAAAATTGCTTCTGATACTGATGCCACGTCAGTCTCCTACCCTACCAGCTTAAATATTATTGAATGATAACTTCCGCCACTGTCTAAATGAAACCCACCAGAAACTAATCGCAGTGTTAGATAATCATTTGCGGCTAAATCAACTAATGTCTTTTGAGACATATTTCCATAAGTGCTGGGATTTTCATCATAATTACGACTACCTGCGTTAGGAACATAGCTTGAGCCATTTTTATACATGTCTATATAAGTAACATTTTGAGCATCATCTTTTAAAAAAGTGTAAGAAAATTCGTATATTCCAGCTACTGGCGCAGTAAATCTTCCGTTTGATGAGTTGTAAACAGAGCCTTGATTTATTGTTACTACGTTAAACAATATATCTGACCCGGTTGTTGAATAAGGATTAGATGTGTCTTGTGAATTTGAAAGGTTTATAGTTACACAAGCGCAAGGTATTTGCGGAAACAATACCCGACCACTGCTATCAACGGTTAGCGCACTGTTCGAGTTCGTTGGGTCTTGAATTTCTGTAACTTTTAATATGCTGGTCATCCCCCAATCTCCGTTAAAGTCATTGTTGAAATAGGAGTTCCAAAGTAAGCGGCTCCATCAGAGTCGTTATGAGTTCTATTAACATAAACAGTGTACGATGTGCTGTAACCGCCAAGGTCTATACTGTATTGAATAGCACTGGTTGTAGAAGGGGAGTCTAAATATTCAACTGCCCCCGCTATCATATCATACTGTGTATTACTACTATAATACTGACAATATGAATAGCTAACTCGTTTTCTGTTAGAACCGCGTTGGTTACCTAACGCATCGTCAATAGGTGTTCCGTCTCTTAAAATTCTTCCTCTAAATGAAAAGTATTGTACACCTAAACATAAAGAAACATTTACTAAAATTTTACTACTAGTTGACTTGGGTGTGATATTACACCTCAGCCCTGTAACTTCAGCAAAATCAGGGCCAATGGCAGTTGAGAAGCTGTCTTTAAAAACTGTTTGTTGAACTTGCAACACATGACCCGGAATCGCCACTCCGTTGTTTGTAGTCTTCTCATTTATTGTATCTACAAATAATGTTGACATGACTGTCTCTTACTGTGCCTTATAAATTATAAATCGAGTTCCGTTTGTTTCTAACCTTGGCGCATACCCAGTTGCATTTCCATTTGCGGCAACCACACCTAATGCGCCATGTCCATATACTCTTAGTGTATTGTCTTTTGAGATGGTGTGAAATCCTGTTGAAGTGTAGTTATCAATTTCTGAGTTTGGCGGTATTTCAAGAATATCATTATCTGCATACTCAGAATTATGACCACCAGAGCCTGTGACATATATCTTTTGCAGGATTTGAAGTTTGTAAGGTAAAGAAATATTGTGCGTAATAGTCACCCATGTGCTGTCTGCAATGCTTATAAAGCCACTATCATACACCTGTTTAAGGTATCCAGTTATAACAGGCACATCAGTGCCTGCCGCATTTCTTATTTCGTCTACATTTATTCTTGAAGCCATTTGTGCCTCACAGTATTGTCAGGTTACCGTTGACGGTAATCGCAGTTGATGAACTTATGGTCAATGGACCAATCGCTAAAGCATTCTTGGTTGAGGCTATTGTAGTGTTCTCACTCACACTTTGTCCATTGGTGCGGAATACAGCCGTATCAACTGTGGTGTTAGTGGTTTGAAACTGTGGCGCAGTAATCTCAGCCGCAAATGTACCACCGCTAGACTTGCTGACTGTATCAGTCACAGTAAAAGCACGAAAGGCGCGAATGACTAACTCATCGTTTACCGTTGCACCAGACGCCAGTGTAATTGTGTCTCCATTGCTGGGGGTAAAGTCTGTGCTGTCGAGATGTACGCCGTTTAGATATACGTCTACATCATTGCCAGAAAAAGCTAATATCGCACCGTTAGCATCCGCACCTGTAAACGCGGTTTGGCTTGCTGTTGCTGTGTATTTAAACAACTGCATTGCAAAGCTGGTGGGCTGGTCTACGGCACGACCAAAAAAGCGCACGGTAATTACATCGCCATTAGCTGGAGCGGCAGAAAAGGTAAGAGTTGTTCCTGACGCTGTGTACGCTTTGCCTATTCCCGGCTCTTGCACTACGTTACCGATTGTTACAATTAGTGCCTCACCGCTAACAACACTTTGTGCCAACGTAAACGCAGTTGCGCTTCCATCACCCGTAAACCTTTGAAAGGTTATGTCGCCTATATTTGGGTCAATGCCTATATATGCCATTCATTACTCCTACACCTTTACTATTCCGTAAATTTGAGCGGTTGACCCATCTAAATTGCCACTAGAAACATATATTCTAAAACCATTCTGTTCAGTCTCTGAGGTAAAAGCCCCAAGAGTAATTCCCGCGATATGATTTCCGCTAGTGTTTTCTCCATTATACAAAATGGTCACACCTGTTCTCTTAGTGCTGATTTTTGGATTTATAAAATAAAACCAACCTGTCATATCTTCATTAGTACCCGCACCACCATGATTATTTCGTAGTACTATTTTTGAAGCAGCATTTGAATTTGCATTGTTACTAGAGGCTTCATTGGTAGTGCCATGACCGTAACTACTAGAGCTAACTATTGAATTAGAACTGTCAAAAAACCTCATCATTATGTCTGCGTCAGCGGTAGGTGTTAGGTGATAAAAAACCAAATAGTTATCATAAGTAGAAGAAGCGCCCGTCCAATCAAGTTCTGCTGTTGAACTGCCTGCTGTAACTGTAGTTAATGGTACAATTCCACCAACCCCAGACACAGTACCAGTAAACGCAAAGGTATCAGCAAGGTTCATGCTTTGGGCTTGAATTTTGCTTAATGGCATTTCAAACTCCTATCCTACTAAAAATCCGCTAAAACGAATGTCATAGGTCCCGCTATTATCTCCATAAAGATAACCGTTGGCGCAATTTACGCGAATATAATCTCCAGCAGTCAACGCTATAGTTCCTGAACAAGCCATATTAGGATAGCTGGTAGTACTATTAAAATAAGCATAACTATGAGTAAAAACTGTATAACTAGAACCAGTATCTGTTGAGCGTTCAAGTTGAACTTTAACCGCCGATTGGACGGCTACTTGACCGCCACCTGAATTACACCCTAAGGCAGAAAAATTAAAGTTATAAATGCCAGCGATAGGCACAACAAACCTATCGTTAGATATGTCAAAATGTGAACCAACATTTGTGTGTACTGTATTAAAATTAATAACACCAGTAAAAGCTGATGTGCTAGATGAATCTTGAGCTACAAAAAAAGCTGGCCTTGCTGGCGTAAGTATACGACCAGTGCTATCAATAGTCATAGCTGTATTAGTTCCGCTACTGTCCTTTATTGTCGCTAAATCTAACTCAGTTGCGCCTATCTTAGCTTTTGTCACGGCATCGTCTGCCAGCTTTGCAGTTGTAATAGAAAGGTCAGGTGCTTCCAGCCGTGTTGTTACTTCTGCCTGACCGCGATAGATAACGTACACGTTACCCGTGCCAGATGCTGGCGCTTCGTCAAACGTCAGGGTGGTTCCGGTGGCTGTGTATGACTTACCAGAGCCGGGTTCCTGCTGCACGTTGTCGACAAATACCTCTAGCTCTTCACCAGTGTTCACAGCACGGTTAAGTGTAAACGCGGTCGCCGAACCTGTACCGTTGAAAGACTGACTCGTTGTTTTTGTCAATGTTTTGTTTGGTTGTGCGCCGATGTACGCCATTGGTTACCCTGCTATCTCTGTTACGCTGATAAATGATGTGCCTCTTTCATATTGATAACCATCTACATCACTCACAGTTCTATTAGTCCACCAAGTAATGTTAGAACCTGTACCCTGATAAACACCCACCTTGTAAGTTATTTGGCTAGTTGTTGAGGGTGTATCAAAATAGCTATAAAACGCGTGTTCTGGCGTAGAACCCGCATTGGCAGATTCAATAGTTATACCTGTACCCATGTGAATACCTACTGCTCTACCACTCGAAGCCGGAGTACTTAGCTTTGTTGAATCTCTATAAAAGAACCAAACTGAATTATAACTAGCAGACTGGTATGTAGACCATTCACCATTTACCATTGCATCAATTTTTATAATGCTACTGGTTGATATAGGAGTGATATTAACTGCTAAATGGTCTAATGATACATTTGTTTGAGTGTTAACCGCAGTGCTTGTTGTACTCGTGTACTGTGTGCGTTGTATTTGCAACACAGAGCCTGTAGGCATAGCCGCAGAAGTGATTGCACCGCTTGCTAACTGACTCGAGCCTACGGAGCTAGCGGGTAAAGAGGCTATTTGATTTGCGCCTATTGTACTTAATGCCATCATGTAATCTCCAGCACAGAAGCAATTGCATCACAACAATTTGTCTGAGAACCTTTAACCTTTAAAATGTCTGTAGCGTTCATTACAATCTTTTGGTCACCGCCAACAGCCACCAAACTACTCCCCACTGGAACTATAGCGTCCTTTACAATATGTGTAGGAGTGCCGCCTCCTCCGTCATAAAGTTCAACGCTGACCGTAATGGAAACTGAAAGAATGTTCGCTACATTCAAACCAATAATAGTTGTCTGTGTGGAAGAAGGGCAGGTGTAAAGAGTTGCGCTAGTATCGTCTATATCTCTTAATGTGAATGTTTTAAATTCGTTAGCCATTTTTCTATCCCAATGCTATTGCGAATGCTAGCGCATTCGGGTCTTGTTCCGTGAAACCCTGCACCGCATTACTTGCATCCAAGAACACAGCCTTTTCTGCTGGCAACGTGCAGAAAATAGTGCGAGTTCCTGATGTCCAATTAACAGCGCTATCAGAGTTACTGGACTGCAATATTGTAGTACGGGCCAAGAGTGTACCAGATGCAGTGTAGGTTCCAATGCCAATCTCAAAGTCAGTTCCGTCCGTGCAGGCATAATAGGTAGTGTTACTATTACCTATTTGACTAAACGCCTCAAAACCAGTTACCGCACCAGCAAGCGTATAAGTGCCTGTTCCGGTGGTGGTAGTAGTTTCTTTTATTCTGTCTTTAAGAACAAGCGCCATTACTTTAACTCAATTTCAAGATTCCCAGCGTTGATACGGAAGATATCGCCCGTAGCGATAGTCTTTGACGCATCTAATGCACCGATAAACAGGACATTGCCGCCACTGCCTTCTGTAACCAAACTGGCACTTGCATGAGTCGCTATAAATGCGTGTGTGACCGTATTGCTTGTTCCGCCTGATGCCGCAAACTCTATATTGTTAGTGTTTGTAGCTTTTTGTGCTTCAGTGGTGTCTGACGTTACGGTCCAGTTTGCCGCCGTAACTTGCAATCGGGCATAGTTTGTGAAGGTGGCCTCTGTAATTACAGGAGCGTCTGTTTCGCCAGAGGTATCATTAAAGTTAGATACCGCTGTTGCCAGCCCAACATATATGCTGTCACCGGGGGTTGAAAAGGAACCAGCGTTATTCTTGAACAAAAAGTTAAGTAACTTATTCTCAAGAAACGTGGTTGCCGCGTTACTCGTTGCCATTTCTTACTCCTTATGTGCGAGGACGCTTTGGCAATCCCTGCCTATATGCGTCATCATTTTCTCTTGCCTCAGCAAGGTCTTTTAATCTTGTCATTGCCTCTTGGAAACGACCCTCATACATGGATATAACATCCTGCTCACCCTTCATGTAAATATACGCCTCTATCAAAGAGCCGTAAAGAAGGGCATTAGAAGCGTTTTTGCTTAACCATGTATACTCACTGTTTGCGCCAGCAGTCAGGCTTGCTGGTCGATAGTAATAATGTAACTCCACAGTATATGCTTGGTCCGGCGTTGGACCCAGTATGAAGTTTGCCTGAACCTGACCTGAAGATGTCGCGGTGGCATCAAAGAAAGCGTAATATTTAGGAACGCCTGTTGTGGCCCTATTGGGATACGCCTCTCTAATAAAATTAACGTCTTTTTCTATTAAGAAGTTTTCACTGCTTGCAGTGGTTATAAATAAAGAAAACGGGGCAAGAAAATCTGATGGTGTAGAAAGATACTCGTTGTTTTGAGTAAGTGCAGATGTGGCGTTCTTCCTAAAGTTTTCTAAATCTACATTTGAAAAAATGCGGTCTTCGGCAGAGCGAATAAACACAGGCAGATTTGTTACAAAACCTGTTTCATCATTCTCAGTAAAATCTTGTATAGCCTGCTTTAGCTCTGAATACGAATAAGACATTAATCAATCCTGACTACCGCTGTTCCTGATGCTGCCGCTGGTATTGTTATTGTAAAAGTACCAGATGATACTGTTTGGTCGCCGCCAAAAGCAAAAGCTGCTACTGCTTTGTTTGATTTGCTAGAGTTGTAAACAAGTGCGCCATTTGCAGTGAATGAAGCGCTTGTCCAAGAGGGGTCATTGAAATCAACAATAGCGGATGTGCCGTCTGTAGCTGGAGCAACTACAGTCAATGCAACTCCGCCAGCGCTGTAACCTGAACCAGAAATTTCGTTGGATGTGGAGTAGGCTGTGGTAGAAGCGTTTAAAGTCGCGCTGCTAGTAAACAGAGCAATCTTAAATGTATCTGATGTAAAATCATGTGTCGCTTCAAAAAGCTCTTTTTTAAAACTTGTACACATTGCTGTAGTTATAGCCATTTTAAAATCTCATCATACTATTGTTATATTTCCAACCATTGCACTATGGTTAGTACACTGATACACCAAAGATGTATCACTTGGTTCGTGCGGGACAATAAACTGCGTTAGCCCGGTGGTAGAATTGTAATTTTCCGTCACCCCTGTTGTAAAAGCAGACCCGCCATTAGATGTTCTAATTTGCAAAGGATGGCTTGATACATTAGCTGTATTATCAATTAAATAGGTATGACCTTTATAGAAGGTAAAATTCGGATTATTGCCTGATGTCGCGCCGGGGCCAGTAAACGTGTATGCCGAGCTTCCGCTAGTGCCAGCAGTGTATTTTGTTACAGGCCCGGTAGTCTCATCATTCAATCGTATCCAATTACCGCCATGAGCAAAGTACAAACCCCCTGTAGCGTGAACATGAGCTACAGCCCCATGATAAGTTGACGCACTTGGTAAGTCACTTAAAGCAGCATAATAGAAAACAATTTTATTTGCGCCAGAGCTAACATCAAAAAGGCCATTAGCATCTATGATATCAGTTAGCACACTGGAACTGTTTCCCAATGCCGCATAAATCTCATTGAAGTTATCATTTATTTTATCTGCCCCAACACGAAGTGTATCGCCACTTCCATCATTTGCGCTTGAGCCAATTCCTACTGTTTGCTTTGCCATTTACCCCTCGTCAAAGGTTTTATTTGTAGAGTCAAGTGTAACACTTGTAGAGTCGTAGGTCGATGCTGGGCCTATTGACATATTGCCAGCCTTGCCCACGCCAAATACCGCACTAAGCTGCAAGGAAACATTCTGTGCAGGAACAGGCGCTCCACTTGTCGTTACTTCACCGACCCTACCAATACCAAATCCCACATTAACTTGTGTTAAAGTAGATACATCAAATGTCGGAAACGTAATTGTAACCGAATCTGAGAATCTATCCGGCCTTGCATTGGACAATGATTGAGGGTCGTTAATTCTAATCCGCCCAAGAAAGTTTTGGGGGTGGTCTGGGTCAGCAACATCATTGCCGACCCTTAGACCAGTTTTAACGCCATTACGAAACTCAAAAACAAGGTCTGATAATTTATATCTAAACCCTGTTTTATCGCAAAAGCCAAACGCGTATTTTCCTCTAGCTAACGGCATTGATTATCCTGCGCGAGTAAATCGCTTACCCTTTGTAGCCGCACCAGCGCCACGAACCGTACCGCCAGATTTGTACCCGCGTACCTTTTTCTTCATGACACCACCCTTCTTTGCGGCGATATCATTAGACGGCACGGCTGGTTTCTTTTTGTTGCCGCCAAACAGCCTAGAAAACAAAGACTTCTTCTTTGGATTCTTTGATTGATTTGCCTTGGCTTTATCAATCAACTCCTTCTTCTTGGCTTCTGGAACAGCAGAACGAGAGTCTTTTACAGTCTTGGCCTTTTTAGGCGTTGGAGAAGTTTGAGCGCCAGAACGCTTAACTTCATTACGCATGGCGCTGGTTACTGCGCGTTGCTGTCCCTTGTCCTTAGACCTCAACATGTTCATTTGAGTTTGGGACATACGGGCATATGGGTTTTTAGTTTTGGTATTTCCCGGAACACTTCCTGCTTTAGGCATTTTAATCTTTTGACCTATGCGAATTTGATTAGCATTTTTAATGCTAGGATT